CATCAAGATTAAACACCATTATATTGGCAGTATCAGTAGAATTTATTTCTAATTGATTTGTACCAGCTTCTGGGTCAAAGCTATTGTGTTTTATTTCAAAGTTCTTAGAATCAGCAGAATTTGTAAAACTTAAAATTCCATTACGAGTTGCCGATGTACTGTCTATTACTAATGATATATTGTCGTTATTAGATACTGTAACTTTTGCATTAGTAGTATCAACAATAAATATATCGCCACCATCTCCATTTTTACGAACCAATAGAGCTTCGGTGCTAGTTACGTCTATAGTTGATGTGCCTTCAAGAACTTCTGATAGTGTTAAGCTGACACCGCCCGAAATAGATAAATCTCCTGTGATTACGACATCGCCATCTAATGTACCGCCATTACCAAGGTCTTGCGGGTTTGACGACCCCATTGGATTAAACATTTAGATCTCCACCGTGCGTACTGCACCAGTAGTCGTACTGGTTGAGTTATAATTAAAGTACACCGTATTTCCAAGTCCGCGTGGAACTGTTAAAAAGATCATAGTGTTTTTTGGAATTAATAAATCATTGGATGCATTAACATTTGTTTCAGAAGTTGTAAAATTAAAATAAATTTCTACTGCGCTGTAAACTCCAAGCGTAGATGTCATAGTCGCAAGTGCAACATGAATTGTATTTGCTGGATCTGCACTTGATCCAGCCGTTTCAACACCATTCACACTCCAACCGCCACCTACTGTGACGTTTAGTGCTTCTTGAACTGATCGTTTATGTAAGTCTGCCATGTAAACTCCTAACTACTTTTTCTGTAAACCAACGCAAAATCGCCACTTGCTACTGCAACACTGGACCACTCGCCATAAATAGTTTGGCCAGCTAGTATTGTGACATCTGTTAATGTGTCCCAGATGTCGGTATCGGTTGAGGTTGCGGTTACTACGCAATCGACAGATAAAGCTTGGATTGCACAGTAAGTGTTTGAATTAACGGTTGCGTTTGTAACGTAATCATAACCGCCAGATGCGGTCATAATGTTGAGCGCTTCTTGCGCTGTATATCTATGTAAATTACTTGTTGCCATGCATTTTCTCCATCTCTAAGGTTGTGGCAGACCGTGAACGAGCCATGTTTAAAAACTATTTTTTCTTAGTAAACATCTTCTTTTTTGGTGCTGCTTTCTTAACTTCTTTTACGATCCTTGGACCGCCAAGTTTATTCTTTTGAACTTCATAGCCATCATTAACAAGTTTCTGCGCTTCTTCGCGTGTAAAACAATGGCGATAGTGATTTTCTTTTTTTAATACGATCATAATAATTCCTTGTTACTTAATACAAAAAGGGACGACAAAAGCCGTCCCTTTCTATTAGATGCAACATTACGGTTTAAGGATTTAAAAATTCAATTCCTTTCACGTGATTTGATGTGGTTGCTTTAGCACCAAAGATGCAATCAGCTACTACTTTAGTACCGAGGTAATCGACACTATATTCTGATTGAACTCTGATATTCTGCTGAACTGCAACTGCGATTGCACTTTTATGAACCAAGTATCCTACTTCTGTACCAGTTGAAGCCGTCGATGGTATGATACTAGTAGTAAAAACTGGAATTCCGAAAAGCACGCCCACGTTTCCAGTTGCCATCACAGAGTTATCTGCAAAACCAGTTGGAACTACATTACCTAATGCACCAGAAGTTGCATAATTAGCTGGACTGTTCGGTGCAGCAATAAATGCCTTACTGTTCATTAAGTCAGCATAGATCAATGGATTTACAAAGAAAGCACACTCTTCTTTTGGAATATCATTTGCCATCAATGTTCCAAGTGCAGTTTCTACATCAGCATTTGACATACTGTTGTCAGCAGCTAATGATTGTGTTGTACCCATCGCATCAAGCTCTTCCATGATGTGAGTGTCCACAGCTTTTGCTAAACCATAACTCATTGATTGTGCATACTTATCAAACAACATTTCATTGCTTTGAATCATTGCAATGTCTTCAAATAGCTTTGCTGCATATTTGTGTTGATCAATAAGCAAATCAATAGATGTTTCTGTGTTAACTGAGTATGCCACACCAGTGTTTTCAGTTTTTGTTGATACTGCAACTTCTTGAACTGTTGGTATGTGAATCGTATCCCCTTTGCCTTGACAAAGTGCTGAATAATCGTCAAAAAACGGCTTGAAGATTAGATTCTTTTCAAAATAGCGGTAAATACCATCCGCCCAGAGTTGTGGTATGAAGACATCTACGTGACCAGCACCAGATAAATCTCCGCTTGCTGATCCTTGAGTAGCATCTCCACTAAACGCTGTATAGGCCATTTAAGACCTCCTTTTATTTACGATAGCGCGCAATAATTTTATCCCAATTCTTGGACCGTGTATTTCTATCCATCTTAGTCCAATCTTGCGGTACTTCATTTGCTGGGACTGCCGGGTTATTTGCAACGGCTAATCGTTGATTGTTTTGATTTAATTTTTGATGAAGAGCTCGAAGTTTTGGCAATGGCAGATCGCCAAAAGTATCTCGATCTTCCTCACTGAAATCGTTCAGAATTTGTTCTCTTAATGCAGACTCGTCTTTTTGTGCTTGTTCCACAATCGGTTCAAGCTCGGCTAGTCTAGCTGCACGTTCTTCTGCGAGCGCTTGCCATTCGTTTTGCTTTTCCATTTGCTTTTCACGATCACTGGCAATCTGCTTTTGCAGTTTGGCGAGTTCAGCTTCTGAACTTTGTGCGCGTTTACGATACTTGCGGCTTTCCGCCACCAATGGATTGATTTCTTGCGCGTCATCAACCGACTGTTCTTGGCTATTAGGGTCCACCTCTGTCGATACTTGTGGTGTTACGGGCGATCGAGTGCCTTCCGCTACTGGCGGTGCTTCTGGTGTAGTTGCTTCTTCAGACATACTGTCTTCCTTTCTTTTACTATATGTTTATCACGGTCTTAGTTCGCGATGTTAGGCGATTCAAATTGTTTACTATTTGTTTAACAAACATTTCCGCCAGTGCAAATTCTACTTTTGGCCCTAATCTCTGATCAGCAGCCACAATTCTTTTTTTACTACGAATAGTTTTCTTGCCAAATTTCCCATCCGCTAGGTCCATCATTCTTTGAGCTTGTTTACCGTCGGTAATTCCATAGTCAAAACCTATCTCCCCATTGAAGAACGCTTCGCCCTTGGTAGAATAGCTTTTTATAAAACCAAATGACTTTGACATCTTACCTGTTAGCGTCAAATTAACTGGATATACTTGTTTAGAGACTTGGTCCTTTCTCACTTGTCCAGCTCTTTTTTTCTTAGCATATGACGGCGAATAAGTTTTAAAAAACTTACCCATACGATCTAAACCAGCTGTGAATTGCTCACGGTGTTTTGTGGCAATACGCTTGCCATGCTTATCCATGTCGGATTTCTTAAAATCCAGTATGCGTTCCAGTGCTTTATCTAGCGTCATAATACTGCTTTAGTGTTAATGGTTTTTTGTATTTGCCAGCGTCTTTTAATGTTTGAATCTGACCCTGTGCTTCTTTCTTATATGAGACATCCGGCGACACGGGAGTCCAAACATGGCGACAATTACGTCCACCACGATCGGTAATACAACCGGGAAATCTGGAATCAATTTCTTGCCGTGTCATAGGCGCAGCTGCAATAATATCTCTACATAATGGGCGGGTCCTACTATCTAATGGACCTACGTAATGAAATTCAGTATTGCCCGGTAAATCTTCAGCCATTGCGAAAATAACTTGCTGCTCATAATTGGTAACCGTATCTGCAACTATATCATCAATTCTTGCTTTATTTACTAATGAAGAGCGTGTAAAAGAGTCTTTTATTTGGCTCTCAGTATAACCAGCCTGTATCCCATTCATAATCTCTTGACGAATGGTTTCTCCTGTATAATTCGCGTATTTTAGTAGTGTGCTTTGTTGGACGTTTGAGAGCGCCACAAGCTGAGTCTCTGTGATAGACCCAAAAAACTGCATATCATCCAAAAGATTCGTCGTTGTAAGGACTGTGGCACTGACTCCGGCAGCCATACGTAAATCTTCAATAAAGTAGGTCGACATATCAAGCGCAGCGAGAAAAGCCAGTATTTCAGCTGTAGAAAAACCATCTTCTTGCATTTGCTTAACATCTTTTAAAAACTCGTCTTCTGCTGATTCTAATGCGCGTAAATAATCATTAACTGCATTATCCTGTATTGGCATCGTTTTGTAGTCTATTTAATAATCTGTTTTGTGGGGTTTGGTCTTGCTCAGTGCGTTCTGCTTGCATCTGCTTAAAAGCTTCGCGCTTAGATTCTGGGGCATCGCTATTCATGTAATCGAACCAGTCCATTTCACTAGCCAATCCACGGTTAAATCTCCATTCCCATACTGCAATTTCTGATTGTGGGTCCAGTGCATAATTAGGTTCTAAGAAATCCACTGAATAATCATCGCCAACATTAATATTAGCTTCTACCTGTAAAATCGCTTTATCAACTTCATAACGTCGGTGCTCCCATGGTCGCCATGTGTCTTCTGTGTTCGCATCTCTTTCTAATGTAGATTCTAACTCCATAATCGCTAAACTGGCCGCACTAGGAGCATTGCCAGAATCGTTTCTAGCGTATTTTGCTCGAATGTGATTGTTATTTAAGCACGATTCCACTAAAAATCTGGTTGCGTCAACAATTTCTACTAAGCTGCCACCGGGATTAGTTACTTTTAATTCTGAGTCTGGTGGAAGATATAATAATTTATCTACTCCAATCTGAACTCTGGATGCATCTTCAACATTGGTAAGATATTTGATACCCATTGCGCCGTATTTAACAGCTAACTGTAATTCAAACTGAGCCACACACACCGCAAGATCTACTGATACCACATCCATAGCACCGGATCCAGACCAGAAGTCTCGGATCGGGGGATGCCTGTGGCAAAATGTGACCGGTAATACTCCATAAGGATTGCGATCTAACTCATTTACAGAAATCTTTTGCCCATGTTCATCCAGTAAATAATGTTGTCCCGGTTGACCGGGTCTGTCTGCGGTCCAAACTGCGTGCAATGGCTTTTCCAATCTCGCCATACCTTGGTACTCAATCGGATAACAAATACCTACTGGCTGATCTCTGCGATCGCCGGCTAAAAATAAAGGTTCAAAATGTGGTAAACATTGGTATTCAACTTTCTGAGTGGCTTCATTCCACATAGATCGAAATGCCATCGTGCCCAATAAAAATGTCAGGCGCTCCAGCTGTCTGCGTTCCGCTTGCAACGTAAACTTATCCACTCGATCCATATACGCATCCGATGCGTCTAATTTCGGAGCTCGTTTATATGTCATGCCCCGTAGATTACAAACACGCTTCGTTAAATTTTGATTTAAAATCGGAGCCTGTCTTAAAGTTTCTGGCGTAAAATATCGCGCCACATACTCGTCCATATTAATGCCTTCGTAAAAGTCCATCATATAGTCGCGCTCTTTGGTCCGCTCGTTTTCTATATACTGTAAGTGATCTTTCAGCGCATCAGTAATTGCGCTTTGGGATAAATCTTGAAGAATTACCAATTTATAAGTCCTACTTGTCTACTTGTTATAGAAAAAAGATTACAAATAGCAAAACGCAATGCATCACAGGCATGATCAAATCTTCCATCCTTTAATGGCATTTCTCTTAACGCCTGTTCTT